CAGGGTTTTTGCTATTTCTTCGGCTTGCATTTGAGCCTTACTTTTTTCAGAGTCAAAAAAACCGGGACCAACTGGCCCCGGCCTCCTCAAGACTTAACGTCAGAACATCTCGTCATCGTTTTCCTCGACAGCCCGCTGCGCCGCCGTCTTCGCCACAGGCGCTGGTGCTGGTGCTGGTGCTGGTGCTGCGACTTCCTCGACACTGCCGGCATCCATACCCGCAGGCCGGGCGATCCAATCGACGACATCGAACTGAGGGATGCGCGTAGTGCCCTTGCCGATCTTCTCCAGCTTGCTTCCCTTGTACTCGCAGACAGGAACCAGAGACTCGTTAAGCGGCAGCGCCTTGCGCTCCTCCATGCACTTAACGTAAAGCTGCTCAAGGCCCATGTTCGGGCCTACGCCGTTCGATGACCACTCGCAGGTGCCGAGTTGCTTGTTGTAAAACGTGACGTTAAAGCCGCGTTTATGTTCCGGTGTCGGCTGCGCACCTTTGCGGCCTACGGCTGCATCGGGTTGCCAATCGCGTACACCTACACCGAGCAGGAGCCACCCGGTTTGCACATTGTCAACATCGAAGATGACCTTCTTGAATTGGATTTCCTCTCCTTGGGAGTTCGTCCAGGCATTCGCTTGAGGCGAGAACCGGATGAAGTTCCCATTGCCACCGCCAGAAGATAGATTAAGCATTTTGCGTTTCGCTTTCAAAGGTTGAGGTTTCGCCCAGAGCGGGCATTATTGACGCAGGCTTGCGTCCCTTGCAATAGTGATTCCCGAACTTTCCTTTACGGTTAGCTCTTCAAGAATCGCCTTTTGCTCTTTCGGCAGCAGCTTTTCGGCTGCTGCGGGTGTGATGAACTCTGTTGAATAGAGTTGATCGACGTTGATTCCTGCATCGATCAGGGCTTGCTTTGCCTTCTGCTCATCGCCCCACTTGCGCGCTGCCCGCTTGGGCGCGAGCTGCCAACCCGGCAGCGTGCCCCCGGCCTTCATGCGCTCTAGGGCGTGCTTGCGCAGCGCGTCGATGAATGACTCTGCGATAGGTGCGCGATCTAGGAGGCTGCTGACCTGCTCATCGGAAAGCGTTACCATGACCTGATTGATCTCATCCTTCGTCATCGCGGTGATGTTGGGCTGCGCCTCGATGACATCGAATGACTCCTGCTGCGCAGGGCATGTCAGCTTTGCTGGGCAGTACTGGCAAGCCTTCTCTGAAGGCTTAGGTTTTGCCTGCGTGTCCATCACTTCGTAGATCGCTGGGATAAGTTGCTCATGCTCCCACTTGCGAAGATCAGTGATGTCCATAACGTGAATGCGCACACCACCAGCGCGAGGCTGGTTGATCTGTAGCTCGATCTTTTCGATCTCGTTGAGCTTCATCGACTTGATCGCGGCCAGCGCGTAGACCTTCAGTTGATTGCTGTCCTCATCGACGTAGTTAGCGCCTGTCTTCAGGTCGGCCACGATGAGAACCTTTTTGTCCTTTGACACGCCGATAACGTCAGCCGTTCCTCGCAACCTGATTTCATCGCTCTCAAGGTAGGAGACTTTGGACTCGATTCTGACGTTGTACCTACCGACAAAATCCTCGATGTCCTTGATGCATTGCAGGTGATCCTCTGCCATATCGCAGTGCCACTTTGCGAGCTTCACGCCTTCGACGGTTGCGCCGAGGTGATTCATCGGGTCATCGTCGAACTGGTAGCAGTCCTCAGCCAGCGCGTGAATGGCTGTGCCAGCTTGCGCCGCGTCCCCGCTAGGCGTTGGCGGTATGTCCTTAGACAGCCTTGCACTGGCAGGACAGGCAATCCAGCGATCTGCTGCCGACGGGCGTAGCTCAATCATGGCGATTTTCCTTCTCACGCGATTGCAGATACTCATCTGTTAGGCACTGGTACGCGAGGCTTCTCACTTCGTCAGTGACCGCCCATCCAAGGTCTTCGCGGTCCAGCAGGCGGCGCAGCAGTTCGCTCTTAGCCATGCTGCGTTTTCTTTCTTGCTCTAGCTGAGTGCCGAGGAAGATGATGTGATTTCTGAGGGTCTGTCTTTCTTCGTCGTTCATTTGCGCTTTCTCCTTATTGACTCGTCTGACCGATATGGCCTGGGGCAATCTTCTGGCGGCACTATCACGCACCACACTGCTCGATGCGCTCCCGGTGTTTTCCCTCGCACCCACCTGTCGATGTAAGAGTCAGGCATTGCCCGCAGAATGCGAGCCAGATGCGCTTGATACATTGACGGTATCCTCTCAAGCATCTCGGCAACTGTGAGTCCGTCGGGGTTTGCGTGTAGAAGCGCCCTAACCTGGGCAATGCGCCGGCTGCTTTTGGTGTCTGTCATTTGATCCTCGCAGGACACTCGCGGCCCTGGTTGCATTTGTTATTGCAAGGCGGGCATCCCCAGTCATCGAATAGTGGCATTTCGTCTTTGCCGATGTCCCTGATGGCCTGGGCGTTTGCTTGCAGCAGGTTGCGGAACAGAGGGTTTGTCGCGTGCATCGCGTTTTCTTCAAGCAGTGCTGCGCACGCATCACGCGCTTCCTGCGCCGCGATTGATTCAATCGTCCTAGCGAATGAATGCACCTCCTGATGCTCGCGCCAGAGCGTTGCGATTTGCTCATTGGTCATGACTGCCCCCTTGCTCGGATGGCGGCGGCGTATGTCGGCCAAGCCAACAAAGTGTTTTTGTCCTCACACACCTTCGCACACGCCTCGCGCTCATCAGCACGAACAAGTTCGGCAAAGCGTTTGTCTCTTAGCGCAGACCACTCATCATCGTTTGGCTCCACATCTTCTGTGTGAGTGTCGGCGTATTCCGCTGCCTCCCGCGCCATGCGGATGATGTCGTCGCGGGTCATGTGTTCTTCTCCTTTATGCCGTGCGCGGCTTCTGCAAATCGAGCGCCCGCCATAAATAAATCAAAATCAAAGCACGAAAGGACGCGACGACCTGATTCAATCTGCTCATCCGTCAGCGGCTTGCGCTGTGCTGGCTGTGCGGTCAGTCCTGCGGTCATGTTGTCAATCTGCGTGAGTACGCCTATCAGGTCGTCAAACGGCTTCCACTGCGGTGCGGTGGCCTTATAGTGCTTTTGCCAAATAGCTTCAGCAAGGCGCTTTGCATGGCCGTAGGCGTCAGCCTCCTGCACAGGTGCTGCGGGTGGGGTGGTGTAAAGCGGTATGTTGTGGTAATCGTCTTTCCACAGCGATATATGCACCTCGTCTGACTGCATCCACGCCACCGGCTCCTGCTTCATTGCGTCAATGCTCATTTCGTCCTCCAGCATCTGATCGTGCCGTCTGGCATCATCTTGACGGAGAACTTGGTCTTGTTGATCTTGCTGTGCCTGTACGCTGCGACAGAAACTCGGTTTCTACCGATCTCATTAGGGATCGCAAACGAGTCGCCCGGCTCCATTTGATCGAAAGGAAACGTCTTAGGCATCGGGATATTCTTTTCAATCTTCATGGCGCATCCTTTGTGCGGTTTTCGTTTGTACGCATCGCGCAGGCCCAGCCAGCCATTGCGCCACGGTTAGCGGCCTCCTCGATGATGCGCCGCACTTCATCCGCAGTGAGCAACCCCACTGCATTGGCAGGCGGTGCCATCTGCTCGACGATCTCCTTGACGGACTCCTTGAGGCTCATAGCACCCCCAGCAGCAGCGCCGTGAGCAGACCGACCATGACGACGATGCTGACACCGACGACGATGCGGTCTGCTTTGGTCATTGGGGTGTACGGCTCATAGATCGCGCCGCGAGAGTAGGGGCCGAAGGCAGACTCCATCGTTCGATGCACTCGGCCTGTGTGGTTGCTGTGGTTGTGATTCATGTTGCGTTCTCCTGTGAAAAATGCCCGGCTCTTAGGCCGGGCTTGTTGATTAAGCTGCGAGCTTTAGAGCATCGACAGGAAGGCAAATTTCCCCACGACGGGCCTTTCCCGTAACAGGACAAATTTCTTTGAGTTGAGCGTAAGACACGCCGCCAACATTACGCAAGGCCAGCACAACGAAAGTGCCAGCGACTTTGCCCTTAACGATTTGATTAGCAGAGAACATAGAAAAGCTCCTTAGAGGAAGTTTGTTGCTGATGACTGCATCATATCACAGTTGACTAGACCATCAAATACCCTACATCTTAGTCGGATATTCAGACCCTTAGAATTAACCCGGAGCCAGGGCAACCTGTCTCGACTGCGGTGTCTCCCCGCAGTTGCCATGCCCTTCGGGCGAGGTTCACGCCTCGCCCTTTTTTTGCCATGCCATTTGACTTGCAAGTCATCAGCTGGATACAATTCTACGCATGACCACTTACGCGCAGCAAGCGATTTCTGAAATAAAGGACAAGGCCGAGGCGGCAGGCTTTCGCATGTCCGATGTGTGCCGCGTTGCGGAGATCGATCAGGCGCAGGTCAGCCGCTGGCATGGCGGCATCACCGAGCCGCTCTACGGGTCCGTACGACGGCTGGAGGATGCAGTTAATGCCCTCGTAGCCGCTCGCCTCAAGAAGATGTCTGAAAGCCTAGAAATAGCCGGCAAGGCATGAAAACCATCGGCATCGACATTGGCCTTGACGGCGCAATCGCGCTGATCGAAAACGGCGATCTCTTAGAAGTCCACGACATGCCCACCGTGACGCTGGAGCGCAACAACAAGTCAAAGCGTATGGTCAATGCCGCCGAGCTGGCCCGCCTTATCAGGCAGGCAGCACCCGGCTGCGCGTACCTAGAGCGACTTAACGCGATGCCAGGGCAGGGCGTAACGTCAATGTTCTCGATGGGCCAGAGCCTGGGCGTTGTCCTTGGGATACTCGCAGCCCTCGACATTCCGACAACGACGATCCCGCCTCGTACATGGCAGCGCGCTTTGGATGTGCCGCAAGGCAAGGACGGCTCGCGCTATC